TCTATTCCTAATACCGCAACAGCACGCCCGATAGATCAAATGCCTATAGACGAAAGCTTGTGGGAAAAGTTCCTGCGTTATGATCTGTGCATCACGGATTATGCAGCTATGTCCGAATCCGAACAAGCCCTGTGCCGGTTTATCTTTGAAACGGAGCAATCGGCAAAGGACACTGTTCGCTGTGAACGGGCAAGGCGCATGCTGTCACAGGATCCGGCAATCGGTCCAAGGCTCACATTGGAGCAGCTGGAGGATTGCTACGGCATCTGGGATCGCTTTTCAGAATATAAAGTGGGACAATCCTGGTTCCTGCATTGTGTGCCAGATATCAAGCATCTGGATTACCAGGAAAACTACAATGAATACTGGCTGGACGATGCAGGAACCAAGCGGATTCTTGCCGCCGGAGAAAATACCGGCTCTGACCGAGCTGTTACCTTTGAGGCGGTTCTGACGGATCTTGATGATGCAAAGCAGTACGATGCGGCGGATGCGGAAATTAAGGAAAATAAGGATGGAACCTTTACGCTTACCTATGAGATCCAGCGGAAAACGCCCCGTCCCTCCTATCACTACACGCTGGTTGACGGCGTGGAAACCCTTGTTTCCTCTGGATTCATGGAATCAGACGGTGACTTGTACATGCTTTGTCCCGATCGGACGGCTGCATTTGTCAAGAGCAAGTACAGTATGCGCACGCCAAATACAGCAGCAGATCCCATTCGGGATGTGGTAACAATTCCGGAGCAAATTAACGGCTATCCGGTTACGGCTGTGGAACAAAGCGCATTTATGTTTGCTCCAGTCACAAAGATTCAGCTGCCTGATACCATCAGGTTCAACGATGCAAAAGCTTTCTATCGCTGTCCCTACCTGCGGGAGGTCAATTTTCCGTCGGCGTTGCAGTACATTGGTGCCATGGCGTTTGAAGCATGCGGACTGGAAACGCTGGCCCTGCAATGCCGGGATCTCCAGATAAGCCAATATGCTTTCCGGGATTGTGCCAAGCTGGGTGATCTGCGTCTGCTTGCAGCATCCATCGGATCGGATGCGTTTTGTGGCTGTACCGCTTTAAAAAAGGTGCGCCTGGAAAATGGCATTGTGCGCATAGATTCCGGTGCCTTTCGGAACTGTGGTAAGGTAGGGCATCTGTCCATGCCGGAATCACTGAAAATCATTGGTGTAGGCGCATTTCCAATGCTTTCGTCCATTACCATTCCCGAATCGGTGGCTGTTATTGGTGCATTGCCCAAAGCCTTCGGAGTGCGCACCACAGCCTTAATTACCATTCCGGCAACGAATCCGTTGACAGATCCGGAGGATCCGGTATTCGACCAGAACTGTACCATATATGGCAATCGGGATACAGAAGCCCAGCGCTATGCGGAGGAGCATACTTATCCATTTACAGAGCTAACCACCCTTTCAGGGGATGTCAACAGTGACGGAGCGTTGACTGTTGCAGACATACTGCGCATGCAGCGGTATCTGGTCAGTCGGGATCTAACCCTGATCAACCGGCAAATGGCGGACTGGAACCAGGACGGTGTTATCAATGCAGCGGATCTTGCACTTTTGAAGCGTACATTGATGCGTTGAAAAATTGACATTATATACATGTGACTTAGAAAAAAGAAGAAGTCAAGGAGCACTATCACCTCCGATTTCCTATTATACGCCCCGGCTTCTGTTGCCCATATCTCAGGGAGCTTCGGAAGCAGTATGACATCATCGAATATATCGGCATTGCCACCGATGAAACTGAACGCCTTACCCAGGGGGCCAATGCCAACAACTTAAGCGATATTGGCATTTACCCCGCATAAAAATCAAACAAGAATTCAAAGAAAATGATGTACAAAAGTGAGCAAAAAGTTTGTGCAAAAAGCGAATTGACAAAATGAAAACGCCGACAAAATTGAAATAGTAGATTTTGCTATTTCGGAGGTCGGAAACATGAACCAGTTCTTTTATCAGATCACCCGTAAGGCATCGGATCTTATCAATTCTGATGACTACCGTGAGAGGAATATTACAAGGCAGACCGCATTTACAAGAAACAGAAAATTGTCCTTTCCTGTTATGATCGTTTGGCTGCTGAATTTTCTCACAAGAACGATGCAGATCGAGCTTGATGATTTCTTTGCAAATGTTCTGGATGCGGGTACAGATTCTGTGACAAAGCAGGCTTTTTTCAAAGCTCGTAAAAATATTCTGCCTGATGCATTCAAGGAGCTGTTTCTCATGACAAGAGATATGGTTCTGAACAAGAATAAGATCAAGCGCCATAAGGGTTATCGTATTCTTGCAATAGACGGTTCGGAACTCCGACTCGATAAAACCAAGGAGAACAAGGATATATTTCTGCCCAGAAATCATTCTCCTGAGAATAAAACAAATGCTGAGATCTCACTTCTGTATGATGTGATCTCGCATTATGTGATAGATGCCCAGATCGGTTCCATTGGCGTCTGTGAACGAGAATATGCTAAGAAAAATCTCGCCTATTTTTCAAGCGTCTGCGATGAAAAAGACATCGTCATTTTTGATCGTGGTTATCCTTCAAGAGACATGATCGCTACTCTTACCGGAATGGGATGCAAATATCTGATGCGACTTCCTGATTCATCTTTTAAGGGCGTAAAAGAAAATCCATCAAATGATTTCAGGATCACAGTTTCCACCAAGACTGATACATACTCAGTTCGTGTTGTTCGAGTGATCCTCAAGTCAGGTGAAGTCGAAACACTGATCACAAATCTATCTGAAGATGAATTCAGTGCTGACGATTTTCTTGATCTCTACTTTCTTCGCTGGGGCATCGAAACGACCTACGATACCTTGAAAAACAAATTGCTGATAGAGAAGTTCTCGGGGCGTTCACCTGTTGCAGTTTTGCAGGAATACTATGCCATGATGTTTGTATTAAACTGCATTGCCGCAATGTCTGCCACTGTAAACAGAAAGCTGTTATCACGCAAAACTGACTGCAAATATCAGTACAGAGCGAATGTAAATTTGATGATCGGCTACTTCAAATATCGACTGTCTGCTATGCTGCTGTTTGCAGGAAAGGCTCTTGATATTTGTCGGCAGCTTATATTGCTATGCCTGAAACAACCTGTTCCGATAATTAAAGGTAGGTCTGCTCCTCGTCCGGAATTTTCTCATCAGCGCAAGGTGGTTTGTCCCAAATATTCTATTTGATTTTTTATGCGGGGTAAATGCCAATATCGCTTAAGTTGTTGGCATTGCCCAGGGGGCGATACCTCTTTATCGTATTGAGCGGCTTACATACTACAATTTGCACGAACGTTCTGAGAAGTATAGAAAGCTTATTAATGATAATTGAGCGGCTTACATACTACAATTTGCACCCTCTCCGATTTTCAATCGGAAACGATAGCTTTTAGCCCAAACAAAAATGCACCCCCTGTACAATCAGAGGGTGCATTGTATCAAAATAAGCGTTTTTAGCCATATTAGCACCCCTATTTTGATACAATCGAAGTTGGGGTGCATTATTCTGCCTAAATGTAGATAATACGCTGATTTTTAAGGCAATCGGAAACGATTACTTATGAGGTTGAGGACTATACGCTCCTAAAAGTAGTCAAAACAGGGTAAAAATGAGTAGATTAACCTCAAAAGTCAACGATTGCCCAAGTTACCGTTGATTTTTGTAACGAAACTCGAAAAAGGGTGCATTTTACTCCGAGTTATCGTTGACTTTTGTAACGAAACAAAAAATAGGGGCTGTGGATAAGCCATTGTGAGAAGTATCACATTGGTATCCACAGCCCCTAAAAATATATTTATGCTTCAATCTCCGTGCCGTTCCGTAGCGTGAAGGTCAGCTTTCCGTCTGTACCCAGAGTCGCTTTCTCCACCAGCAGCAGCCAGAGCTTTCCGTCAAAGGTATCGGTCACAATACCTTCTCTGCTCATCGTTCGTATAAGCCCTTCGAGCAGTTCCTTGCGTGATAGCCGGGCGGTTCTTTTGTCCTGAAGGTCGTGCAGAACCTTTTCAGCTTCAGCTTTCTGTGAATTGTACTCCGCCATTTTCTTTTTGTAGAAGTCCTTGTCCTGCGGTTTCATAGCATTTTCTTTGATGAACTCCTGCATCGAAACTGCCAGCCCGTTCAGGTAGATATACTGTGCTTCGATTTTTCTATCCAGTGTTGCGGTGTTGGAGAGTATTTCCACGATCTGCTGACAGGAAATCAGAAAATCCTTCTTGTCACTTGCTATCCGGTTGCACACCTCGATGAACCGCTTTTTTATCTCGTCCTCATACAGATGTGGCGTTTTACACTTTTTGTTTCCGGAAGACTTGGAAAATTTGTGATTGCACTGCCAGATAATTCTCCGGTATTTGCTTGTGCTATGCCACACTTTCGAGCCGAAGAACCCTCCACAGCAGGAGCAGACGATTTTCGCTGAGAAAATGGAGCTGCCGCTGTATTCCTTGCCGAGCCCTTTTCGTCTTTCGATTTCCGCCTGCACCAGTTTAAATTCCTCCGGGTCAATGATCGCATCATGACTGTGTTCAACGAAATACTGCGGAACTTCACCCTCGTTGACTTTCTGTTTTTTCGTCAGGAAATCCACGGTAAATTTCTTTTGGAGTAATGCACTGCCTTTGTACTTCTCGTTTGTGAGAATGCTTTCCACAGTTCGTGTGTACCACTTCTCACCGCCGGCAGGGGCGGGAATATTTCGGCTCATCAGAAGCTGTGCGATCTTATAGTATGAAAGCCCTTCCATGAAAGACTTGTATATGAGCTTAACAACCTCAGCCTCCTCCGGTACGATCTCAGGAAACCCGTCCTCGCCCTTACGATATCCTAAGAATCGTCCGTAAGGCATTGTGACCTTGCCGTCCGCCATACGCTTTCGCTGTCCCCATGTTACATTTTCAGAAATGGATCGTGATTCCTCCTGGGCTAAAGAACTCATAATGGTGATGAAAAGTTCTCCTTTTGAGTCCAGCGTGTAGATGTTCTCCTTCTCGAAATAGACCTCAACGCCCTTTTCTTTCAGCTTTCTGACGGTTGTCAGGCTGTCCACAGTGTTTCTTGCGAAACGGGATACTGATTTCGTAACAATAAGGTCTATCTTCCTACTTCCGTAGATACAAGCTGATTCTGATTGTCGGTCAGCTATCAAATTGGGTGCATCGGGGGTGCATAGAAAAGACGGCGAAGGTGCAGTAGGGTGCATCACCAAACGATAGCTTTTCAGGCACTTCCAAAAACATCGTAAAATCGGCATTTCCAAAAGGTGCATTGGGTGCGTCAGGGGTGCAATCGAGGGTGCATTGGGTGCAATCGGGGGTGCATAAACAAACGAAAGCCCTATGTATAGCACAATGCTCATCCATACAAACAAAAAAAGAAGGCACTCCGCTGAAATAGCAAAGTGCCATAGAGATGCATCTTTGATTTTAATGTTTCTATTTTCAGTCCTTGAATTTCACTCGAATGTCGTCCTTGCTGTACACAGTCACACTCTCCACAAGCAGCCCCCAGAGGTCTTCGTCAAATTCGTTCAGCGGGTTCTGCTTGTCAATGTTTGCAATAAAGCTCTCCATCGCCTGCACCCGCGCCTGCCGTGCGGTAATTTCCCTGTCAAGCTCCTCGTACTTGCTCTTGGCAACATCGTAGCGATCAACGAGCATATTGTATCGCTGTTGGTACTCCTGCTGGTTCTGTGCGATCCGAGCGTTCTCCCGAATACAGTTTTCGACCATTTCAGCCAGCATTGCAGTCTCTTCCTTGAAGTGTTCGTGCTCTGCCATCAGTGCAGTCATATCTGAAATTTCTGCAATGCTCGCCCGAAGGTTCGCTATGATCTCTGCTTTGTTTTGGAGCATATTGTTGACAGCCTGAATGAAAACAGTCTTGATCTCATCGGCGGTCAGGTGTGGTGTTTCGCAGCGTTTTGCATCCTTGTACTTATGACCACATTGGTATACTACACGCCGATAGCGGTCACTCGAATGCCAGACTTTCGGACTGTAAAAGCATCCGCATTCGCCGCAGACCAGTTTTGCCGCAAGAATATCCACGCCACTATAGCGGCTTTTCTGTGACTGCCGTCTCTCCATTTCAACCTGTACCGCTTCAAATATCTCAGGGGTAACAATGCCCTCATGACTGCCCTCCACATAATACATCGGGATCTCCCCGTGATTGATTTTCTTTTTTTTCGTCAGAAAATCGGAGGTGTAGGTCTTTTGCAGAAGTGCATCGCCCTTATACTTTTCATTTGTCAGGATACTTTTCACAGTGCTGCTGTGCCATTTGTCCTTTCCGGCGGGAGTTTTAATTCCCCGCTCGGTGAGTCTCTTCGCAATGGTATGCGGTGTCAGTCCGGTCAGAAACAGGCTGTAAATTTCACGCACGATTTCCGCCTCGGCTTCATTCACAACCAGTTTTCCGCCCGGGCCTTTATCATAACCGAGAAACCGTCCAAACGGAACATTCGGTTTTCCGTCTGCCATGCGCTTTCGCTGCCCCCAGATCACGTTTTCTGAAATCGAGCGTGACTCCTCCTGCGCTAAACTCGACATAATGCTGATGAGCAATTCTCCGCGTCCGTCAAATGTCCAGATATTCTCTTTCTCAAAAAAGCACTCAACATTATGCTCCTTCAGTTCACGGATCGTTGAGAGGCTGTCAACCGTATTTCGGGCGAATCTCGACACGCTCTTTGTTATGATGAGATCCAACCGGCCTGCCAGCGCATCTGCGACCATTTGTCTGAAGCCTTCTCTCTTTGCCGTTGAGCAACCACTCAGACCTTCATCGGCGTAGACCTTGACGAATTCCCAATCTGCGTGTTCTTTGATGTAGTCGGTGTAGTAGCTGACCTGCGCCTCATAAGATGTGAGCTGTTCTTCGTGGTCAGTCGATACTCTTGCGTAGGCAGCCACACGCCTTTTCACCGGTGCATTGATCGGCGCAGAGGTATATCGGCTTATCGATGCAGGGATTTTTGTTACTGTACTCATTTTTCTGCCTTTCTGCGATATTGCCGCTTGCTTGGGATATACTGCTGTGTGACCGTATGACCATCACGAAAATGGAATGTCAGCATATCTCCGAGAATCGATATGTGCGACAGCCGCTGTTCCATGATTTCTGCATCAAATTCAGAAATTTCAAGTACGGCGGCAATCTGCTTTTTCAGTGCTGCATCCTGCATTGTTTTTGGTCTCTCCGTGCTCGCAGAAACACGATGATGCTTGAAGCATTCCCACCACAGTTCTGTTGTGCCGTCAGCATAGTATTTGGTATTCGCTGTCATATTTTGCCCACAGGTCTCGCATTTGATAAAAAGCGATAGATCATACCTGAAATGCCTGTAGGTCTCTCTGGACTTATAGATTTCGGCATGGTTTGCACGTTGTTCATCCGACCAGTATGCTTTTCTGCGTGGGTATGATGACTTCGGCTTTTTCCCATCTTTCGGATGATGCATATAGGTATCCTTGGCGGCAATGCCGTTCACGATGGGAACACCATACCGCCTTGCGATCTCCTGCTGTACCGCATCGAATGTTTCCTGTGATATAATCGCAGGGTGCGAATCATGAATCAAAAACATAGGCAGTTCACCGTTGTTCCTGCGTTCCTTGTGCGACACATGACTCTCAGTATAAAACTTTTGCAAGAGCATATTTCCGGTATACTTTTCCTGACGGAGAATATAGCTCAGTACTGTCCCCGTGAACTTTTTTCCGTAATAGGATTTTGTACCGGAAGCATTCAGCTTCTTGCAGATGATATAGCAGGAATCACCCGCAAGATACCAATCAAAAATCTGCCGGATAATTTCTGCTTCATCCGGCACGATTTCAAGCTTTCCGTCAACAACTCGATAACCGTAGCAGATGCAGTTTTTCGGCTGTCCGCTTTCATATCGTTTCCAGATACCCCATTTGCAATTTTCGGAAATTGAGCGCGACTCCTCCTGTGCGAAACTTGCAAGCAGGGTAAGCATCAATTCTCCGCCGTCTGAAAAGGAGCTGATATGCTCTTTTTCAAATCGCACTTCGATTCCGATTTCCTTCAAATGGCGCACTGTTTCAAGCAGGTCTACAGTATTTCTTGCGAAGCGTGAGATGCTTTTTACCAGCACAATGTCGATAAGCCCTTTATCACAATCTGCGATTAGCCGCTTGAACTCCTGCCGATTGGAAATACCTGTTCCGGAAACCGCACTGTCCGCATATACCCCTGCATATTGCCATTCGGGGTTTCTTTGGATCAGATCACTGTAGTAGCTGACCTGCGCAGACAAGGAATGCATCAGGCGGTCAGTTACCATCGAAACACGGGCATAAGCAGCAACCCGCTTTCTTATTGGAAGACTTGCGATAGCAGGCTCAATTTTCGTGATTTTGGGCGCTTTTTCTGCCATATAGCAGACCTCCTTCCTCGTTTATCAGCTACCATATTACCGCCTTATTTCGGTTCAGTCAACGGTATTTTGACAAATATTGTGCCGATTTTAGGGCGGTATTTCTCCCTCATCTTTGTATCAATTACGGCGTATTCATCAGCGGTCAGCAAGCCTTGTTTCGCCATTTTTCGCACAAGACTCATTGTGACATGATACTTAAAATCATTCTGTTCCATTTGCTGCACCTCCGTAGCGATGGCCGATATAGCAAGCGTGTGAGCAATATTTTCTGTGGTGTCCCTTGTAGTCGGAGAAAGTCTTTCCGCAGGCGGGACAAATGAGCGACACAAACGAAATATGCTTTATAAGGTTGCTGTTTTCCCGCCAATACTTCTGACGGCAGGAAGCAGAACAAAACGTTTTCTGCCGGTGTCCGGGTGTGTTGACAAGAGGCTGACCGCATCGTTTACAGCCGTCTTTCATAGGTGAAACATCTTTTCTTCTGCAAAACGATTTCACCGAATTGACAGACAGATTCATCTTTTCTGCAATTGAAGAAATAGACTCTCCGTTTTTCCGCAGTTCTGTGATTTTTTCTTTCTGTAAATCTGTCATAGCATACCTCCTGACTTGCTGATACATATGAAAAGAACGGGCAGAGAACATCCTCTGCCCGTGAGAAGATAATCACGCCTTTACAATCGTACCCTTGTAGGTCTCGTTGCCGATCTGCACGGTCACAGTAGCGGTCTTGCTGTCTGCGGTCGGCTCAGGATCAGGTACAGGCGTGGGATTCGCCGCCTTGCCCCAGCCGTTCAGCCCCTTGCCCTTGATGATGGTCGGAAAATCCTTATAGCAGATATCGAGGTCAACAGAACCTGTAATGCCATTGACATTTCCTTTTGCACTGTACTGCCATACAGCATATGCGCCGCTGTAGTTGGTCTTGTCCACCCAGTGCGCAAGCCAGATCGTGTAGTGGGATTTAATATCATCGGCTGTGTGGGTAAACAGGGGGGATGCAGA